TCTTAGCAGTATAACCTTCATTGACAAAAGGATGTTAATAGTGTAATACTACCCTTATATGGGAAATAACTCAATAGATGCTATAACTCCTGATTTACCGAAAGCTAATGAAATTAAACTCCGTAATGATGATGATCCAATGGGTGAATTATTACCCAGACAAAGAAGGTTTTTAAAAAGATTTCTTAAAACTCATAGTAGAGTTGAGGCTTGGAAACACGTTTATCGTTGTAAATCGGATGAGTCAGCGTTGGTGGCGGTTAATAGATTTCTTCATGCTCATCCAGAGGTTGTTGATTGGTTATACCAGTTAGCCGGAGTTACCGATGATGCAATAGCTACTGTTGTAACCGATGGATTTAAAGCCGAATCAATGAGTCTGGATAAAGAAGGAAATGAACATTACCATAAAGATCACTATGCAAGATTCAAGGCTGTTGAGTTGGGACTTAGACTTAGAGGTCAGGATAAGGGAAAAGGAAATGGAAACACCATGAATATCCAGATCATCAGCGATGCTAAAGCAGGTGTTTTTAAAATTATAGAAGGAGAAGAATAACACCCCCACTGGAATCTAAGAAGATTCCTACCCCCTCTAAGGGGGTCGTAATTTAAAAAATTTCTTTAATTAGAAGTTAACAACCAATAGGGAGCTATTAAGTAAAGTACTTAATTTTCTATAAACGGTGGATTCAGTTTTCTCTCTGACCGTCTGCACCCAGTATTATCAGCGTATTTTCTTCCAAGTTCCGTTTGGTAATACGGTTCTACGCTGGTTTATGCGTTTAGGTTCGCTTATATCATAATTGCCGAATAAAAATTAATTCCAATTACAATTAGGTTGACAATTAAAAATCCTTTGACTGCTATTTTAGTTATTGGAGATATCCGGTAAATTAGAGAGATTAAGATAAAAAATAGAATTATATTTAAAAGCGAAAACAGGGGAAAACCGAGAAGATTAATAAAGTAAGCGGAGATTGGATTGCCTTCAATTGTGCTTCCCGCCCCATATTTATCAAAAGCTATCTTGGTGGATAGTATGTCTAAGAACCTGATGATAAGTATGAGTGCGTATGGCATAAAAAAACAGTCTTAGGTGTGCGCCAAGAGGCGATGTGTGCCTATTTGCACACCCCTAAAACTGTTCACATCTTTCCTGGCACTTATATTATAACAGATCTTGTCAAGTGATTGCAATACTGTGGTATACTCTTTGTTAACATGATCCGTTACGAGGCATCTCCCAAGCAACAACTTTTCCATCATGCCACTGCTGACGAGGTATTTTTTGGAGGCGCAGTGGGTGGCGGTAAATCCTTCGCTATTTTATGGGATGCAGTATTTTTCTGTATCAATAATAAAAATGTTACCGCAGCCATCTTCCGAAGAACCTATCCCGAACTGGAAAAATCAATTATTCTTGAGGCGTTACGGGTAATTCCTATTACTTGGTATACCTACAATAAAAAAGAACACCGGATGTATTTTAAAGCCACCGGTTCAATATTGGAATTTAATTATTGCCAGTACGATCAGGATGTCTACCAATTCCAATCAGCGCAGTATGCCCGGGAATATTTTGACGAACTGACCCATTTTAATAAATTCCAGTATATTTACCTGCTTTCCCGGTTACGACACGCAGTTAGTGAAGGAGAAACACCGTTTAAGCTACAGGCAAAATCCGGTAGCAATCCGGGTAATGTCGGACATGAGTGGGTTAAAAATAGATTTATCAAAGACCAAATCCCCGGAAATATAGAAATACGGACCGACCCGGAAACCGGATCTTCCTATACTACGCAGTATATTCCTTCAAGACTTCACGACAACACGTATCTGATGCAGGATGATTCCTATGTAAAGAACCTGATGAAATTGGACAAGGAAGATCGCAAAGCTCTGCTTGAGGGTGATTGGGATATTCTCAAAGGGCAATTTTTTGAGGAATGGCGGTACGATCTTCATGTTTGTGAACCAACTACGATACCTGAATGGTGGACCCATATCCGTTGTATGGATTGGGGATATGCTAAACCGGCCTGTGTTTTATGGTTGGCGTTTTCGCCGGAAGGAGATTGTTATGTTTATCGTGAGTTATCTGTTACTAAAACTTCTGATACTGAACTTGCAGCCAAGATTAAAGATCTTACCGGAAAACAGCACATCCAATATACGGTTGCAGACCCTTCAATCTGGTCTATTACCCAGTATGAACGGGGTGAATCAGTCGCATATCGTTTATCTTCCGAAGGAGTTGATGTTATCAAAGGAGATAACAACCGGATATCAGGTTGGAATGTCATTCACTCTTATCTTAGGTGTGATGAAAAAACCGATGTAAAACCTAAACTTCACGTCTTTTCCACGTGTTCATATCTGATTGAATCATTACCGGGTCTTATTCATGACGAACATCACCCTGAAGATCTTGATACGCACGGTGACGATCATGCTGCTGATGCACTTAGATATGGTTTGATGACAAAACCAATGATTCCTAAAAAACCAAGCATCAATCCACCAACTGGATCTATGGAATATTTTTTAAAAAAAGCTCGTGATGAAAGAAGGGAGAAGGGTTATGTCGGTACAATCTAATTTTAGTATTATCAGGGATAAAAAACCTGCCACTGAAAAGTGGACTGTTTTGGAATTAGGAGTCAGAAAGTTGATTGCTTCTAATTTTAAGGATTTTAATGATTTTTACGTCATTTCCAATATTAAAAAGTATAAACCGTCAATGGATGAGTCAATTTTTAATCAAAAGATCGGGAAAACTGCGGAAATTGTAGAAGTTTACTGGAAAGGCAACTATATTTGCGATATTTCCGTGTTTGATACACCGGAAAAAGCCCTCACAAATATAAATGACCGGATGATAGATTTTATTAAAAAGAAAGGATGAAATATGTTATTTATTGCACCCATAGAAACTCCACCTGATGGTTTTACTGGTTTAGAAAAGATATTTTTACGGGATATGGTGATTGATTTTTATAAACTCATACCAAACGTCAAGGATAAATTTATTTTTCTGGCTGTTTTAGAAATGGGTTATAATGAAGATGTGGTTGGAAAAATGTTAAATAAATCTCAAAATAATATTTCCGCCAGACTGACTAAAATTAAAGAAAGAATCCGTAAACATCATTTGAAACAGGATAAAATCTGCTGATTTAATGTATGATGATTTTATATGGCAAAAACTATGTCAACTTCTAAAGTGGAACCCAACGAAGATTTGTTGAATCTATTAAATGTTCGTGTTTCATTGGGCCGTAAGTTTTCCAAGAACAATATTGAGGATATTAAAAAATGGGAGAAGGATTATAACATTACGACCATCCACGATGCCAAATTTACTAATCTGGACAATCAAATTCAGATTCCCTATATATTCTCTACGGTTGAATCAGGTACGGCTAATCTATTTGAGAAGTTTCCCTCAATCATAATGAAGCAACGGGGTAAAGAGGATCGGGAATTTACTGATTTTTCCGAACAGGTTTGGGAATGGTTAAAAGATAAATTAGGACTTGAAGAAAAGGTTGAAGATGCCGGAATGACATTCTTAAATGACGGTCAGGTAAGTTCACGTTATGGATGGAATCCCGAAACGATTGAAATTGATATGCCCGTTAATGATCCCGCCACGGGTCAACCGGTAATTGATCCGTTAACCGGACAACCTACTACCCAAAAAGTAACCGTACCGGCTAAAAACTATCCATATTTATGCAATCTCACCTGTAAAACTATCTTTTTCTCACCGGAATCAAAATTTGTGCTTGATGATGAAGAAAATCTGATCCCTTATGCCTATTGGGTTGAAGCAATCACTAAAGATGCTGCGGAGGAACAGTATGGGATTACAGTTGAGGATGAAGAACTGGAAACGATAAAGATGGATGAAATAGAAAAGCCGGAATTAGGCGTTAAGTTAACACCGGATGAACAGTTGCGGGAATCAGATGATCTAAAACGGGTAAAAATATACAGTTATGTCGGAGTGTTACCTAAAGATAAGATTACCGATAAAGACTTAAAAGCCAATCATAAATCCGATTTTGTTTATTATACGGTATTTACCAAAAAGAAAATTATCAGTCAGCCTATCCATATTGAGAAAAAACCCATCCTGAATTTAGGCCATTATGGCCTTTCTTCAACATTTTTCCGCTTTGGTGAAGCCAAAATACTACGGGAACTGGAACAGGATATTTCGCTTGGTCGTTCACGGATCATGGATTTGCGGGACAGGCAGGGAACTAAAATTGGAGTTCCACAGGGAACTGAATTTGATGAGGATTCATTTAAGAAATCCAGAGATTATACGTTCATGCGGTTTATAGGTAATAATCCTCCCCAATATATTAATCCACCACCGATTCCAGATACGATAATGGCTTCAATTCAGATGAGCCGTGATGACGTGCAGATGACCAGTGCTACAATGGATATTTCCAGAGCCGGAGATACTAATACAGTTAATACTGCAACAGGTCAAAAGATATTTTCCGGTGAAACCCAGAAACGGAATGGTAAGAAAAAGAAAAAAATTGCCCGTTATTTAAGGGCAATTGCTAAAAACCTATTAGTTCTTTGCGGTCAGAATTGGGATGAAGATATCATGTCCAAAATTACCGATATCCCGGCAGAAGTTATTAAACAACAAGGTTGGAAACAGAAATTAGCTGATTTAGGAAATGACTATGATGTAGATATTGATATTGATTCAATGGGAGATACTAAAGAAACGGACGCAGCTAACTCAATTGCCATGTATCGGGAAATGAAGGACAGTCCTTATGTTAATCAGGAAGAATTGATTAAATGGACATTTAAGACCGGATTTAAACAAAAAGATTCCGACAGATTTATGTCCAGTTATGTATCACCGGACACTATCATGTCAGTCGTGAAATATCTATTGGAAAATCAGATACTTCAACAGGAAGATGCCCAGATGATTGTAGATAAATTGGATATGATGATGGCCGAGCAGCAACAGAGTCAAACTGGACAACCTGCGGGTGGAGTTGGAGCCAATGAGGGTAGACCACCAACTGCTTCGCCAACTGCGATTGTAAAAAAGAGTATGCCGGGAAGCAATGCAACTCAAATGACGGCTCAAAGACAAGCAGCGTATAAACAGACTAACGTACCGAAAGGTCCACAAAAGTGAGGTGATCTGTATGGCAGTAATTCAAGGCAAAGGTAATTCAAACAGACCGGATTATGTTCCAACCGGAAAAAGTCATCCAGTAGATACTAAAACAGTAGATACTGAAGAAAAATCACCAGTAGATAAAGGTAAAGATTTTGTTAAAACCGGAGAGAAGGCGTGATATGCCATACGTTTCGGAAAAGCAAAGGAAATTCATGTATAGTCAGCACCCTGAGATAGCTGCCCGGTGGGATGCGGAGGGTAAAAACTATATTGAAAAGAAAAAGAAAAAAACATTTCAGGATCATATGAAAGATATGATTAAAAAATAATATGAATTTTATAGACCGGGTAAAACAATTATTGGAATTTAAAAAACAGGAACAGTATAAAAAACAGGGGATTGTTACCCCCCTTCCGACAGTTCAAGATCCTCAGTTTAAAATTGTAGAAGATACTCCAAGTGCAATTCGGGGTTTTCAACAGACTGCTACTGATTTCGGTAATGCAGTAATTAATAAATTTCCTGATTGGGCTAAACCGCAGCAGGTAAGGGCAACTTTTGAAGATAAGATCAGACCATTTTTAACTCCGACTTCTATAAAGTCAAATTCAATTTCTGTACCAACTGCATCTCCTACTCCTACTCCAACTCCAATAATGACAACAAACCGGGTGGACCCAATTACACCACAGAATATTCCCAGTACTTATTATACTAACCGTAATAGTAAAATTGAACCTAAACTTTGGGATGCAATAAATACGGCATCACCAACAGGAGATTTACAATTAAATGATTTTATGAAACGGATGGCACTTGCATTAGCAACTCAGGAATCCGGTGGAGGATATACTCTTGAAGGAGATAATGGCAAGTCTATGGGTCCATATCATATTCAACGTGAATCAGTGCCAGTTGCAGACAGATATAATCCTGACACCTCAACCAAACTTGTATTTCAGGAAATGATAAGAAATATGTTAAAAAATGGAGTACCAAAAGAAAAATCTTTGCGTACATGGAATTGGAATAGCGGTTATGGAAATAATGGCCCCAAATATAATGTAGATATTCCTCAAATGGCTACTACAAGCAGTTTTTATAAAGGTTTATGAAAAAACAAAATGATTGGAAATATGCCGGAGGAACCGGAGTTTGGACTGAATTTAAAAATATCAAGACCGGAGAATCCACGATTGGTAGTTTAGGCAAGCTATCGGAAATTCCTGATAGTACTAATTTTAACTGCGATCACTATTGGGAACTACTTGATCCACATGAGTCATCAATCCAATGTCAAAAATGCCGATTAGGCAAGACAATTATCTGGGGTATACAGATACTTCGTGATGGAAAACTTATTCAAAACGGATAAATTATTAAATTCCCTGTTATGATTAATTTGAGGATGAGCTATCGTGTAGGTAATTCATATTTAGTGAACAATGCCAAACCATGAACTCATATATATATGGATGCAATTGATACAACCACGGGGAATCCGATAAAAGTAGATGATGGACAAACCCCAGAGGAAGTAGAAACGCAACCAGAGGATGATACGATGGTTGAATTAGAAACGGATAAAACTCCGTCAACCGAAATAAAACCATCAGCACCTTCACAAATTCTTGATCCAATCACTGAACTTGAAAAAGTCCAGGGATTAGACCCAAAAGTCAAAGAACTTTTGAAATCGGGTTTCATGCGTCAGGTGGATTACACCAAAAAGACACAGGAAATAGCCGAGATTAGGAAGGAACATGACCGTTTAGTGGCTGAAAGGGAAAATGCAAACAGACTACCGGTAAAAACTGAAGATAAACCTACAGAGGTTGAATTTTCGGATGATCCGAAGGAGTTTGCTAAACAGTTAGAGGAACGGGCAGTAAATAAAGCGTTGGATATAATTCGGGGAGAAATTAAATCCCAGAATGAAAACAATGAAAAAATTACCCATTTCAATAATGATGTTGATGAAGCCAGTAAACTAGATGCCCGTTTGACAACTGATGACTCGTTTGCCACCAGAATAGCTGGAATTATCCAAGTGAAATATGCGGAGAATATTAAATCCGGCAGTATGACAGTTAAAGAAGCCACTCAAAAGGCTTTGGATGAAGATAAGGCTTATGAGGAATCAGTCAGACAGAAAACTTTGTCTGATGTCACGGATAAAACCAAAAAACGGACAATGGTAATACCGAAAGGTAATGGATCGTCTACGGAAACTGCGCCAAAGACCCACGCCAGAACTATGCAGGAAGCAGCAGCGATGGCGGAGGAAGAATTAAGCAGATAGTATTAAAAATTAAATAGGAGAATAATATGGCAGATGTCAATTTAGGTATCTTGCTATCAACTACTCTCAAAAACTATCGCACAAACTTAGTAGATAATATCTTCAAGTCCAATGCGGTATTTATGATGCTCAAAGAAAAAGGAGCAACTAAAGAGTTAGATGGTGGCGAACGCATAGTTCAACCCCTCATGTATGGAAAAAATACAACTGCGGGTTCGTACAGTGGATATGATCCATTGGATACGACTCCCCAAGCTGGTATTGATGCAGCGGAATTTAACTGGAAACAGTACGCTGTGTCCATCACCATTTCGGGTGAGGAAGAACGTAAAAATGCTGGTAGTAAAACCAGAATTATCAATCTTCTGGAAGCAAAAACCAACCAAGCGGAACTTTCCCTTCGGGAAGCACTTGGGACTGGACTGTTTTCGGATGGAACTGGTAATGGGTCAAAAGATCTGACTGGTATTAAAGCTATGGCTGCTTCATCGGGTACATACGGTGGGATTAATTCCACTACGTATGACTGGTGGCAAGCATACGTCAATGGTAGTTTAACTACTTTGACGGTAGCTGCTATGCGGGTGGGATATAACACCTGTTCAGTCGGTGGAAGTGATACACCGGACCTGATTGTGACGACACAAGCCGTCTATCAGTTCTATGAAGCGTTACTGACTAATTTTAACGCCAATGTATCGTTCTATACACCGTCACCGGACCAGAAAAAATTAGGTGATGCCGGATTCCAGTCTTTGGGATTCAAAGGTCGCCCGATTGTCTGGGATGAACTTTGTACAGCAGGATATATGTATTTCCTGAATACGAAGCACATGAAGTTAGTTATCCATAGTGATGCTAATTTCAAGACTACAGCGTTCGTAAAACCTGAAAACCAGGATGCACGAGTCGCCCAAGTCTTATTCATGGGTAATCTTACCTGTGATCGGAGAAAATCGTTTGGTGTAATGTATACAATCGCTGCTTAATAGCGATTTAGGATCGGAGGGGAAGCCAAAAACTTCCCCTCCACCTTTCAACAAAACAGCAACACTCGTTGTGTTAGTGAAGAAAAGGTCCAGCCTGACTGGACCGAACAAGAAAGGAGATGAATAAATTATGCAATTCAAAAAGTTAAATCGTGATGGTGCGGAAAATGTATTCCGTACAGTTCTTAACGTAGAGGGAGCCACAATTACTACCGGTCGGGCAGTTTCAATTAAACCGACAGGTGTATCCAATGACGGAATTTCGGCAGTTATCGCCAATGCTGCTGCTGATTATCCAGGTTTTGTGGGTATTGCCACTCAAGATATTGCCAATAACGACTATGGACTCATCCAGACATCGGGATTTGTGCAATCAGTGTATTTGTCACAGGAAGTCGGTTCGTTAACCGTTAATGCGGGTGATCCGATGGTTCCATCTGGTTTAGGTGGATTTGCGTCAGCAGCTCCAACTTATGCCAACAGCGGATTCAAATATGTTATCGCTGCATCCAACATTCCTTTAGTCATGTCTGCTGCAACTTTTGCCAGTGGCTTGATAAAGATGCTTTAATGTGGTATGGTGATATTACAATCAACCTGTTCATTAAAGTAGCTGGCTTTCCCGAACAGGTTGAGCCAGCTATTTTAATATTTATATGAAATTGCTTGTTTACGTTTTAACCGCTGGAAATGACATTTTATTTGAAACGCTGGATTCTATTAAGGAAAACGTCAAGATTCCCCATCAGTTGTGTGTTTTCTATCACGCATTAGACGAAAATCACCCCATTAGTTTAGACTTTTTTAACCATATTCTGACTTATACTGATGATGTAATCATGGCTACTAAAAACCAGAAGTGTCCGGCAGTATCGGGATACGGAAAAATCTATCAGGATTACGATTTGATGCTGGAACTTCCAGATGACATGATCCTTAAACCTAATTCAGTAGAAACTATGTTATTTCCCTACCAGATATTACGAAGGGTAGGATATGTCGGTCAAGGTTGCCGTTCATATCTGATGCAATACCCGTATCAGATAGATTCACTGGATAACTTTCCCGATTGGGGAGGCATATTGAATCATGAAATGGTCAATGAAATTGGCGGTCATTGTGCTTTTTTCCCGACCTATGGATCAGATGCAACCGAATGGATGCAAAGAGTCCATTTAGCTCATTGGAAAATAGTGAATTATAAAGATTTATTCATTCATGGAGGTAAAAACAAAATAGAACACGCCAGTCGGGATGAATTGAAAGACCATAATAATATTATAGGGGAGAGCTTTGGTAGGTATAAGATTTGTGAACAGTTAGGATTCCAGCATTATAACTGGTGGAGCAACAAAATATGAAGTTATACCGATGTCTTAATGACGATAAGATTTTAACCGAAACAGCCTTGAAAAAAGGTATCTGTGCCGGTCATAAACTGATTGAATATACCGATGATAAAGAAACGGTTTACAAAATTGCGATGGGTATTCCCTCAGAAGGTCATACTCTACCGGAGGCTTACGATAATCATCTTCTTACTTCGTTTCGGATGGGATGTATGCAGGAGCGTTGGCGGTATGAGAAGCGTAATCCCAGATATGAATTTTATTGGTATACCACTGCCCGGATGTTGACCCAGATGGCACGGGAGAAATTGATGAGCGTGGCACTACAGGCAGATTGTGATTTTATTATCATGTATGACGATGACATGGTATTGCCGACTAACATGGTGGAAAAACTGCTTGAGGATATGGAACAGCATCCTGAAATTGATATAGTCGCCCCACTTGCCTTTATGCGTAATCCGCCCCATTATGCCGTAATGTATACCGCTAAAGAAGGATACGATAATATCAGGCATCAACCGTATTACTTTAACCAGTATGTCAAGAAATATCCCCGTAATGTACTAGTTGAATGTGATTCGGTAGGGTTTGGTGCAGTTTGTATCAGATTGTCTATGGTTCGTAAAATGACTTCCCCTTACTTTATGAGTACGACCAATACCGGAGAGGATATATTTTTCTGTGTAAATGCCAAGAAACAGGCAGATGCCCAAATATTTATGGATACCCGTATCAAATTGGGTCATTTGAAGAATCCTGAAATAGTGGATGAGGATTATGTGGATAAATACAATAAGGAACGTAAAATTAAATTAAAGGCTCCGGCAATTAAATATGCAGTTGATAGTGATGATGTGGATAAATTATTGGCGTTAGACCGTTAGGAGGAATATGACAAAAGCAATCGTAACCATTTTGATCCCCACCTATAATAATAGGCTTCAGCTTATTCCCTGCCTTAATTCAATCCAGAGAACCGCATTGGGTGATGGTCTAGTGAATGTCATCATAATTAATAACGGAGAGAAAAAGACTTTGGATGATATTAAAGGTCATCAATGGTTGACAATTCTAGAACCGGGTAAGAATTTAGGATGGGAGGGCGGATTAAAATTGGCGATGGAACAGGTTGAATCGGAATTTGTGATGTTTCTGAATGACGATACATTAATTCCTGATAGTTCTGCCGGATGGATACAGAAAATGTTGCAACACTTTATTCATCCTGAAGTCGGGGCAGTCGGACCCATATCAAACGTAGTCATGGGGGAACAGAACATGGGTGTAACTGCACCCAAGATGGTTTATCAGACTTCTTATTTAATTGGGTTCTGTGTACTATTTAAGACCTCAATTTTACGGGATATTGGTGGGGTGGATGATAGTTTACCCGGTGGGGATGATATGGACTATTCAATCCGACTGGATGATAAGGGATATATTTTACTGGTAGACCGGAATGTATTTGTTTACCATTATGGATTCCAGACAGGTAACAGGCTTCATGGCGATGCTACCAAAAAAGGCGGATGGAATAATTATCTGATGACGGAACGGACCAACTTCGGTTTGATTAAGAAACACGGGTTCAGGAGATGGTATGAATGTTTGTCGGGTGTTACCCACACTAAAATAAAAACCGCTTACGTTGAAAACCCAACTGATACGGAAGGGGATTTAATCAGGAAATTGGTTATCGGAGAGAGAATATATGAGTTTGGCTGTGGAGCCACTAAAACCGTTCCCGAAGCCATTGGATTTGACCTGGTTCCCAAAGGACACCACATAGACACGTTATCCGGTGCAATAAGCATAGCGGATGAATGTCTGGATGTGACAAAACCATTTCCCAGTCGGATCGGATTGTGTGATCTGATAATTGCCCGTCATATTCTGGAACATTGTACCGATACGATTGAAACCCTGAAAAACTGGAAAAAGGTTCTGAAGTGTCAAGGAAAGTTGATTATTGCCGTACCCAATAACGATTTGTGGGATACGATACCGGTGAATATTGAGCATAAACACGCCTTTACTCCCAAAAACATCACTTCCTTATTTGAGATAGTGGGGTTTAAGGACATTAAGATTTACGATTCCCAAAACGGTATTTCATTTGTTGCGGAAGGAAAAAACGCATGAAAAACATTTACGTTTCCCGTACCAGATTGCCCACACTTGAACGGTATAACCATTATTTAAAAAAGATATGGAAATCAAACTGGTTGACCAATAATGGGGAATTGGTACAGGAATTGGAACGTAAACTGGCTAAAAGGTTTGGAGTTAAGAACGTGGTTTGTGTATCTTCGGGATCAATGGCTTTAATGATTGCCCTAAAAGCAATGGATATAAAAGAAATTAATACAACTCCATTTAGTTTTATTGCTACTATATCAATCCCGGTTTGGATGAGTATAAGAGTTAATTTTTATGATGAAGGAGAACCTATCCCATGTAATTTTCCGGCACTTTTTACTCATACTTATGGAACTCCATGTTTAATGTATATAAAACCTATTATTTACGATGCTTCCCATGCCTTTGCTACAAAAGTAGATGGAAAATCCATTCTAACCTATGGTGACTGTTCTATTATTTCTTTTCATGCAGTAAAGATATTTCAGACTATAGAGGGAGGAGCCGTAGTAACCAACAACGACTCAATTGCTAAAAAAGCTAGGTGGATGCGGAATTATGGATTTAAAACCCAGTATTCATTTCAAGGAGTTGGAATTAACGGGAAAATGAATGAATTTGAAGCAGCTATGGGACTTTGTAGTTTGGAAACGGTAGATGATACTATTAAAATTTATCATAAATTAATTAAATATTATGATGATAATTTGGGATTAGAGCATTCTCTTGATTCTACATATTATCCAATATGGTTAAAGTCTGAACGATCTGTTTTAAGAGCAATTAAAAAATTTGAAGAATACGGTATATATCCTAGACGTTATTTTTATCCACCATTGAGTAAGGTATTTCATTCCCCTGCTTGTCCGAGTTATGAAGATTTAATGAGTCGGGTTTTATGCTTACCTCTTTATTATTCACTCACCGAAAAAGAACAGGATAAAATAATTAAAATAGCAAAGGAGTTTATATGAATCCAATTAAACATGTTAGAGCTAATAAATTTGACCAATGGATAGGTGAATTACAAACTAAAAAATCAATTGATTATGGAGTTGGTAATTCAATTTTAGATATTGGATGTGGAATAGGTATGTTTACACCAATGTTTTTAACTAAATTTAAAGAAGTAGTAGGTCTTGATCCATCAGAAGAATATTTAAAAATAGCCCGAAAGAAAAATAAACAAGTGGATTATGTAGTAGGTTATGGTGAAACTTTTAAATCTAAACATAAATTTGACACAATTAATATGAATATGCTTCTGGAACATGTAGATAATCCAGTTAAATTACTTAAAAATTGTAAACGATTATTGTCACCAAACGGCAGAATTATTATTCAAGTTCCTAATTCTGAATCAATCGCTCGTAGATTGGGAGTAATTATGTGTATAATTCCCTCTCTTAACGATATTTCTAAAAGAGAAAAAGAAATTTATGGACATAAACGTGTTTATAACCAAGATACACTTGAAATGGATTGTCATAAAGCTGGTTTAAAAGTATTGTGGAAACAGGGTTTACTTTATAAACCATTATCTAATTCACTACTTTTAGAATTATGTAAGAAACATGGTCAAAGATGGACTAAGAAATTTATTCATGCCTTGTTTATTTTAGGAAAAGGACATATTAGTGAATGTGCTAATTTAATTATTGTATGCCAGTAAATTTAGGTTTAATCAATAAGATTGAAGGGTGGTTTTCCATGTTGGAAATGGAAGTCTTATATCCTTATGTGGAAAAGTTAAAACCCGGATCAATTTTAGTGGAAATAGGAACGTATCATGGCAAGTCAACTTTATTTTTCCGGTTGGCTAACCCTAACATAAATATATTGACGATAGATGTCTGCGATATAACTGGAATGAATCCCAATTATGATGATGGAAATATAAAAATACCAGAAAAGATTGACGATACGGTTTTGGAATACGGGAATATTTTTCAGGTTAAAGGAAATTCACATGAGGTAGTCAAACGTTTTAATTGGAAGATAGACTTTCTCTTTATAGATAGTCTGCATAGTTATAAAGATACACAGGACAACTTAAATGAATGGGGAAAGTATCTGAAACCGGATAGTTATATTGGATGCCACGATTTTACTACTGCTTTCCCAGATGTATTACGGGCGGTTTACGATAGTGATTATCAGGTAGTTGAAGCCAGAAATGGAATAGGAATATTAAAAATATGACCAGAATCGGTGTAATGCAACCCTACGTTTACCCATATAAAGGGTATTTTGAACTGATAAAGTCAGTAGATAAGTTTGTGGTTTATGATGATGCCCAGTATATCAAGGGCGGTTGGATTAACCGGAATATGTTTCCCGAACCATTTACCTTCAGGGTTAAAAGACACCCGTTTTCCGCTTTAATAAACGAATGTTATTTTATGGACATTGAAGAAGATAAAAAGGATTTTTTGAAACAGACCAAACTTCATGCCGAAAAATACCTGAATCCTATGAAACAGGAATATAGTGTGGCCTTTAACAATGCTATTACTTTAGTAACCGTATGTGAGTGGATGGGTATTCATACCCCGTTTTATCTGTCGTCTGAAATGAGGCATGGGAAGTTTGCTGACGGGGTAATTGATATAGTGAAATATTTGGGTGGGGATACCTATGTCAATTTACCCGGTGGAAAGAAACTTTATAATCAGGAGATGTTTGGGGATATTAAACTGGAATTTATTGAAACTGTACCAGGACCGTCAATATTGGTTTATTTAGAAAGGATGTTATTATGAAAAAGAAAAGAGTCTGTATACTTTACCATACGAGTTTTGGGCGTAATGACGGCCCTCCTCTTTTTTGGATGCACAATCTTAAACAACGTGAGGATTTGGAAGTGATGCATTTAGTACCGGATGGTGATATTAGTGAGTTTGGTAAGTTTGACTATACTTTTTGGGTAGACTACGGAGAGGATGGACTTCCAGTTGACCATACATGGAAAATACCCAAGTCAGGCGGTAAAACCATTTACATAGCTTCAGACACCCATATTGATGAAGGGTATAGACTGAAACGGGCAAGGGATTTTGATTATGTGTTTTTTAATCAGAAACGGGCATTACAAGAGTTTGAAGGTACACCAGATACAAAATATGCCGGTTGGCTTTCTCATGCAGCAGATGAAACATGTTATAAGAAGTCGGAGATACTTAAAAAGTATGATGTTTGTTTTATCGGACACTTGCAGGATGTTAAAAACTATAATGACATGACTAGAGTTGAAGCGTTAGATCGGTTATTTAAGGAGTTTCCAGAGTTTTACTACGGAACCAGAAATCCGGCATTTCCAGAAATAAATATATTTGAGGATGCAGCTTTGAAATTCTGCCAGTCTAAAATAGTATTTAATATTTCCATTAAAGATGATATTAATATGCGGGTGTTTGAAACAATGGCTACAGGATCATTTTTATTGACTAATTGGGTTCCAACCCTCCACGATCTATTTGTACCGGGAGAGGATTTAGTAACTTATACTAATTATGATGAGATGATTAAAAAAGCTCATTATTATTTGGAACATGAAGATGAACGGATAAAAATTGCGGAGTCAGGATATAATAAAGTTATAAAGTATCATACATATAAAAAACGTATTGAAACCGTACTTGATATAGTTAAATAGGAGGAAATTTATGGGATCACCATTTAGAGATTTTATACCGGAAGGCGAACCAACAAATGCTCAGGGAAGTGGATTTAAGGATTTTGTTCCTGATCCAGTTCCGGTAGCTCATGTTGAACCTGTAGAAGATGATTTTGTACCGCCAGTGCCGGAAAAAACCAATAATGAACTTCGTAATGAAGCCGAAGCGCTTGGTATTAACACGACTAAACTCACCAATAAAAAAATGTTATTGGATGCGATAGCAGCCAAGAAAGGTGTTTAATATGTCAGACCTGAAAAATAAATTTTTAGCTGAACTTGATGATATAGAAAATCAAAAACAGAAATTAATTGCTGAAAGGGAAAAAATAGAAGCAGAACAAAAATCATTAGTGGAACAAGTAGTTGCATTGGAAAAATCTAAAATTGATGCTGATATAAAAATTGCCGATGCCGGTGGAGTAGATAAAGTTGAAGAAATGAAAGCAAATTATAATGATTTGGTTAATGCAGCGAAAGATGAATTGAACAGTCTTAAATCTAAAAGATTTGAATTGATTCAATGGGAAAATAGATTAGTTGAAATTGAAAACCGACAGAAAAAAGAAAAGGATCAATTAACCCAGGATCAATTAGCATTAGATCAAGATAAAAAGACATATAAAGAGAAGTTAAAAGCAGAATTTATTGAGGTACTTCATCAACAGTTACCTCAGTAAAAAAGGGGTAACTTATGTCACAAAAAAGATACCGTAGGGATGCTCAAGATAGCAACCAAAATGATAGTTGGACACAACTTGACAATGGTGAAGTAGCACGAAATGTGATTCCTCTTAATGAATCTGGTAATCCTTCCTCTACTGAAACAGAAAGTATCCTTTATTTTCTAAAACGTATTCTTAATCAATCTAGAAGTGGTGGTGCAACTGATGTAGGTCAACGCCAGATAGTAAAAATCGGTGCATTAGGTGGTATATCGGGCGGAGCAGAAATAACGACTACTATGCCAGTATCAGGAACAGTGGGAGTGTCAAATTTGCCGACAGATACACGTTTCGCACAATATGATTTAGCTCGTGTTAAATATGCAACAGGGATGAGAGCAAATTTAGCGTTTACTTAAGGAGAAAATATGTCAAAAATAGATTTAGCGGTAGAAGCTATAAGTGCAAAGTTTGAAATGTTTGATAATTCATTAAATGAAATAAAGGATGAAATTACTAAAATGGAAGAACAGATTAATACTCCTACGACTATAAAATGTGATCATTTAATTTGTCCAAGTTGTCAGGCTGCCATAGAGGCAGAATTGAAAGTTAAAGAAATTATGCAACTTCAATTAAATGAAAAGAAACAGTTATTTGAAAGGATAAAAGACTATGGCAATAACAAATAATAATAAAAAGCAAGTTGATTTGCCGGTCTGGGAAGGGTGTAATTTTTTTCCGGCTGCTAACTCCGCAATTTCAGAAATGTGTTGTGTGGAAACTCCCGATACCCGATATATGTATATGCTCGTTTCTTCATTATTTTGGAGATATGATACTTATACCGATACTTGGTTGTCACTAGCTCCGCCTGTTACTGCGCCACTTCTTATCCTTTCATTGAAATATTTACCATATTTTTCATACTCAGGTCAAGTGATTGCGGGTGGTGGGTCAACAATTCAGGGAGCTTTTTTGCAGGGTAATACATTTGTTGGAAACAAAATCAGAATTATTGCCGGAACAGGAATAGGACAAGAAAGAACTGTATTAACTGTGGCAGATGCAGTGATCGCTGATTCCGGTATTCCTACAACTGGTGGTTCTAACACTATTACTGACACAACAAAGAAATGGGACATTAACCAATGGACTGGATATACATTAAAAATAGTTAATTTCAACGGTCAATCACAATTTAGAAAGATTCTTTATAACACTGCGACAGTCTTAACAGTTTCAGACCCGTTGTGGCAACCATCTGCTCCAAAAGAGAATATGCCATTTGTAACAGCTGCAACTACAGCTTCAATTTATACGATTGAAAGCAATGTTTTAACAGTAAATTCAGCCTGGACAGTTCAACCAAATGGAAGTTCAAAATACAGAATTCTATCAGGTGGTATTGCAGCTTTATCAACTACAGCAGCAGCACCATTTCAGACATTCCAAGTTTATGATATTGCCTCTGATATGTGGCTTACCCGAAGTACTCAACAAGGACTTCTTTTAGCTGCGGGAGCAGTAGCCAATGATATTTCATTTGCCAGACTTGATGAGGGTGAAGTGACAGGAAGTCAATATGATTCAGGAACTGCAACTGTTACAGGAAGCTCAACACGAGCTTTAGGCGATACCACAAAAACTTGGACGGTAGACCAATGGGCTAATTATGAAGTTAAGATAACCGCAGGGACAGGAGTTGGAACTGAAAAGAGGATACTAGGGAATACTGCCTCAATTCTCTATGTAGATGGATTAATCACTCAACCGGATGCAACCTCGGTTTACTATATCAGACCATATAAGGAACTTTATTACGCTTCAGGGTGGGCATTATCTACGATGCTTGGTTATGATTCTGATTATGATATCTGGTGTCAGGGATTTCCCTCAGACGGAGGACTTGCCAATATCATGTCAGTCAGTACATCAGGTTCACTTCCGATAGCTTGTACAGCAACGAGGGCCGTCAATGGAATAAAGACAATAGATGCAGCACCCGCAGCAGGTGGAACTGGATATGTAGTAGGGGATATTCTTACTTGTAACCAGACAGGATCGGGTGGACTTTTGATTGTCACTTCAACAGATAGTAACGGAGTTGTCACAGGATTAAAAATTCAGAAATGCGGTACTAACTATGGAGTCGCAGGAGCCAGGTCTACGACAGGTGGATCAGGAAATGGTGCGTGTACATTTAACGTGACCGCAGTTGACATTATAGGGACGATAACAACAGCATTTTCCCATAACTTTCAAGCAGGGGATTCAGTAACATTTATGGGGGCAGATGTAGCCACAAGTGCATGGAACGCTACTTATACGATTATCGGAACTAGCGGATTAACAACTTTTGATGTTGTAACTACAGCAGCAGGTTCAGCAGTCGCACTAACTGCTCAATCAAGTTCGGTTATCGTAGATGCTTCTAAAACTTGGACAGTTAATGAACATGTTGGAAAGATAGTGCAGTTAAGTTTGACAGGTTTAACAGGGACAAGTTTAATGAGAAAGATAGCTTCAAATACAGCTACTGCTCTCACTCTTTATGGTTCAGTCTTAGGGGCAGCAGCAGTAGAAGGAACGGGACGATATATAATTCACGATCAGGATGCTTTTGGTAGGGCGGTACAGGATAAAAATCCAGTTAGGACAAATACTGGTTGGTGTACAGCCTCAGTCAGCGCAACGGTTTTAACCGATTCAACTAAAACTTGGAGAGGTAATCAGTGGCTTGGTTATAAAGTAAAAGTAATTTGTGGTATGGGGTTTGATAAAGGCGAAGCAGTCATTACTTCAAATACCGCAACGACTCTTGTCGTTTCAGGTGGATATGGATTTACTCCCGATACTACGACTAAATATATTATCCAAGATACGTTTGGAGTACCGACAACTGTAACCAATACGACAAATGCAGTTATTACTGATACTTCAAAATTATGGGTAGTCAATCAGTGGTCGGGATTTAAGATTAGAATTGTTGGAGCCGAAGGAACAGGAGAGGAAAAAGTCATTACTTCAAATACATCTACAGCATTAACTATTACCGGAGTATTTACAACTGCTCCAGTTGCCAATTCATCTGTCTATACGATTTTAGGTGTACCAGTCAGAGGAACGGGACATGAATTGACTTGGATAGCTAATGGAACAACTAATAAAGGAAAATATCTTATTTCACCTAGAGGCGGGGGGACTAATCTTTTTGACAGATATAACATCAGTACAAATACCTATGACTTAACTTTCGCTCCAAAACCAGATACGGAAACATTTAACGTAGGAACTATGTATGCCTATGATGGAGCAGATAGAATTTATATCCAAAAAGATGCTACAGGAAAACTTATGTATCTTGATTTAACGACTTACAGAGTAGAAGGTGCAGGATTTGTTCCATATATTCTAGGAAATACTGGTATAGGTACAGCAGTCAACGGAAATAGAATGGAGATTATCCAGACTACTGATGGATTGAAATATCTATATATTATGAAACACACAGGGGCAGCACTTGCAGCAGCAGGTGGTGGAACTGAAATGTATAAAATGTTAATTTTTTGGTAACTATGGCAGATTCACAACCTTATCCATATTCAGAATACGCAATGAAAATAACTGTAGTAGGTTCTGTTACTTATATTGCAGATGCTCCACCTGGGACTTTACAAGCAACCGCAAGATGGAGAGTAAAAAAGATAGACGAAACAACAGGAGTAGTTATTAAATGGGCAGATGGGGATACAAATTTTGATAATATCGCAACGGATTTAACGACTTTAACTTATGTCTAATAAATTTGATCCAATATTAGGTAAATATAGACAGTCAGATACAGGAACAACAAATATATCTGAGGTTGCATCAGATCCAGGTAGTCCTGTAGATGGAAGTGCATGGGTATTGCGTACAGCGTCAGTTGTTGATGGAACAGCCGGAGAACCCAGAGGGTTACTTTTAGCATTAACCTATGCAGGAGCAACAGGAACAGATACCTACCAATTATCGTATAAAGCAGCAGCGGGTATAAAAAGAATAAGTTTATCTTAGGAATATGGATACAAGATTCAAAAAAGGACAAATACCTTGGAATAAAAAGGAACATATAATAAAAGTGTGTTTTAAGTGTGGTAAACAATTTAATGTAAAACCATGTCTTGCGAGAATTGTATGTTGTTCACAGAGATGTGCAAGATTGGGTGAAAAAGCATCAAAAGAAACAAAACTAAAACAAAGTGAATCGTTAAAAGGTAAATTAACGCATAAAATTATAAGTAAGGGTGAAAATCATTATTTATGGAAAGGTGATAATGTCGGATATGAAGCATTACACCATTGGATAAAACGAAATATGAAAAAACCAGCAGAATGTGTTTATTGCGGCGAGGATCAAAAACGAATTGAATGGGCAAGTATTTCTCATCACGCTAAGAGAGATTTGACCGATTATATTCCATTATGCGTGACGTGTCATAGAGAGTATGACAAGAAAGAGAGGGTATAATTTTGGCTGATAACGTAGCAGTGACCGCAGGGAGCGGAACAACAATAGGAACTGATCAAGTGGGGACAGTTCATTATCAAAAAGTAAAGTTAGTCAATGGAACGGCTGAAAGCGAGGACATGATCGCTTCGGATATTGGAGCTAAAGCTAATGCTCTGCGGGTAGCACCAGCCAACGATATCACCGATGCAACTTATATTGGTGATATAAAGTTTGGTGAGGCTATTCCAACCGGAACGAATATTATCGGAGCAGTTAAGAAAGATGTAATTAACTATACTCCTGTAAATAAATATGTGGCTTTAACCGGAGCGCAAACTGACGGGATAGTCTGGAGTCCAGCCGGAGGCAAACAAGTAGCCATTACTGATTTAACCCTTTCTGTTTCAGCAGCAGCTACAGTAACTTTAGAATGGGATAAAACGGGTGGGGATGAGGCAATTGCCGGATGGGATTTGGCTGCTAATGGTGGAGTGACTTTGAATTTAGAAACACCTTTAATTTGTAGTGAGGATGATGCTGATTTAGTTATAACAACTACAGCAGGTAATGTAAAAGTAACTGCAATTGGTTATGAGGTTTAAATATGGCCAATTTTGTTAATCCTAATTTTGATACTAATTTATTATCTTGGGCTGCTGGTATATTACCATCAGATATTGCTAATTTAAGTTGTTGGTTCAAAGCTGAATCTTTGAGTTTAAATGACACTGATCCGGTAGCTTCTTGGGCTGATAGCAGTAGTAATGGAAATGATATAGCGCAAAGTACAGCCGGTCTTAAACCTACTTTTCATACAAATGAAGTATTAAGTTTACCTGCAGTTGCTTTTGATGGCGGGGATTGGTTATCTAAATCTAGTCCATCGGGATTACCTTCTGGAAATGCAAATTGTCATACTTTCTGTATTTTAAATCCGATTTCAACTTCTGCTCCTAATACATCTCATAGTTTTGGAGATGATACAGCAACAGGAGGATCAAATTATTTTATTTTTAGATCTGGTGCATCTTTGAAATATGAATTATACGGGACTGCTCCACAAACGGTAGTAGGAACAATGAGTGCGGGGACTTGGTATTTAGCTGAAGGAAAATATAATAGTGCAGCCGGAAAAATTTATGCTGCCATGAATGGTTCAGCTTATAATGAAAATACCGTAACTGCTAATTTTGGGACAGCTCATGTTGAAGTAGGAGCGCTTCATCAGGATAGTATATTTTGGAATGGATATATAGCTGAAATTTTTGAATATGCAGCGAATATTACCGGAACTAATTTATCAGGTCTGTTTGCGTATTTGGCTAAAAGATACGGTGTAACAATTGCCGGAGCAGATGGGGTGGTAACCCGTGATACCGGAACAAAGTATGCTGGAGCAGCCAGTTCTAAAATAGTTGCAACTAACGCCACCAACTATTATGAAGTAATTAATCCCGGGACAACTGGAGATTATACTTTATCAGGATATGTTTATACTGCCGGAGGTGCTGTAACTTCATCTGATTTGGAATTATTTTATGATACTACTACAGTATCAACTGCTTTTGCGGATCAAGGTGGTGGTTGGTACAAGATGACAGCTACAGTTACAGGTGCTAATGCTAATAAAAAATGCGGGATTCAAGTTAAAGCCGGAAAAACAGTTTATGTTGATAGTTTTGATTTAACTAAATCGGCAACAGGTCAATTTTTAAGTCCAAATAGTAAATATTGGTAAATTGATGATATAATATAAGTGGAATAAAAGATTTGGCCCCCATGTGGGGGCTTTTTTAATGGAGGAAAGTAAAAGGGATAAAATTTACATAAATCATGTATTATGAATATATATGACAAAATTAATTTCCGACTGTCAACTTCTTTTGGCTAACCGTTTGGGTAGCAATTTAGCTCCAACTGATAATGCTGAACTTGCCAAACGCAGAAAATGGTTTTGGTCAGCCATCAGTTCGGTTTATAATGACGAGGAATATATGTGGTTTTCCAAAACCCTGTCTACCGATACGACAGTGGTGGATCAGCCCAGTTACAGTATTCCTACTTATTTCAGGCATCCGATTGAGATTAAGGTAGACGGAAATATCTATACAAAAACTACTAAAGAGGATGATGACAAGGAAAGACAGACGGCAGTAGTCAGTTTACCTTCAATCCAGATAGATTGGGAATATTATATTTATGACGATAAAATATATTTATTGCCTATTCCAACTTCAACACCCGATCCGGTAACGGTAACTCTGGCACAAACCAGCGGAACTGCGACAGCCACCAGTACAACGGCTCACGGATACGTAGTCGGGGATCATGTAACCATAGCTGGAGCTACTCCTACCGCCTACAACGGAGAGGTGGAAATACTGACAGTACCGACAACCTTAACTTTTACTTTTTCAATCGCTTCCGCCACAACTTCACCCGCTACCGGAACCATCACGGCCACTAAAAGAAACATTGAAATATGGCATTATCAGGAAGCTGCCGAACCGACAGCAGAAGGAGATTCAATCCTAATTCCCGATAAATATATAGACATACCGGTTTCCTATGCGGAAGGCAGATATTGGAGTTCAGCCCATAAAAGGGGTAAAGCTGCCGATGCTTTTACCGAATATGAAACATTAGTTAATAAAGTAAAACGGGAAAATTTTAGAAGAAAGTTTGGACAAAATGAAGAATCAGGAACATAACTATGCCATACTCCTCATCAATAAAAGAAGAAGAAGAAAAGAATGATTTATATTTAGGTTTTTCCAGAGGTGTAAACTCGCTTCAAGATCCTACTTTAGTGAGTGATAAAAATATCATCAAAGGCGATAATGTGATGTTGGTCGTAGACGGAATTACCCGCAGATTCGGTTCTTCCAAAGTTTGGGATGAAGGTGGTGGAAGTAAAGTTTATGGAGCAATGGGATTTTATAAAAAAACAGATTCAACTAAGAAATTTATCAGAATTAGTAATGGGAAATTACAATATAAGAATGGTACGGTTTGGACTGATATTTCCGGTGCAAGTTATACAAATATAAAAACCTCTTTTGTACAGGTGACGAATAAAGCCTTTATTCATAACGGTACAGATGCCCTAACCTATTATGATGGATCAACTATAACTACTTATTCAACTATAACTACTCCAACTAATTTAACGGTAACTCCAAGATTTACCAATGTTTACGCTATTACCAGTATTACCAGATCCAGTCAGATTGCTACCGTAACCACAACCTCAGCTCATAATCGGGCAACCGGAGATTATATAACCATATCCGGCGCTGCACAGGCCGAATATAATATAACTGCACAAATTACCGTTACTTCACTTACTACTTTCACATATACCGTATCAGGATCTCCGGCAACACCGGCTACCGGAACCTGTATTGCTACAGATGGTGGAGTAACCGTCTATTCTTATCGGGTAGAGGCTTTTAACTCTACCGGAAATTCAATTGCTTGTGCCAGAGTACAGATAACCAATGGAGCAGAAATACTTAATGCCACTAATTTTAATGAATTATCATGGACAGCAGTTGCAGGTGCTACCGGATATAATATCTTTGGCAGGACTCCTACGGGTACTACAGAGGCTTTTATGAATACCGTTGACGTACTTACATATACGGATACTGGTGTTGATACTCCACTGGTTTTGAAATTACCGTCAGAAGTCAATACTTCGGGTGGAATTAAGGCTAAATCCGCTATTATAGCCCTTAACCGTCAATTTGCTTTTGGTGTCACCGAGGGAACAACTTATTATCCAACCAGATTATATTATTCAGGTATAGTTAATCATATTGATGATTTTACTTCTTCATCTCTTGGTGGCGGTTGGGTTCCGGTTGGTGATAATGATGGTGGGGAAATTGTAGCTCTTATTCCATATCAGTCAGGACTTTTAGTATTCAAAACTAATGGAATATTTTATTTTTATTTTTCAACCACAGGAGTACCATCCCTTAAAGATATTACTCGTTCTTATGGCGGAACTTCCATAGATTGTGTACAGGCAATTGATAACAATATCATTGTAGTCGGACAAAAAGAGAATCGGATTGGAGTTTGGACAGTCGGTACACAAGCTAATTACGGATCGGATGAAATCAGGACTAATGAACTAACGGTGTTTATTAAAGGTGATTTAGAAAATGTGAATCGGGTTTATTTGTCTAATATTGCTACTTTTACTTTTAATAATATGTTTGGATTTACTTATACATCAGGATCAGATACGGAAAATTCTGAAGGATGGGTATTTGATACACAGTTTGGATCTTGGGTTCACTGGACCGGACTTCCAATGCAAGTTACTCACTATGTTACTTATGATGATGGAACAAATGTTAAATTATACGGTTGCAGTAATAGTGATGGATATATGATTGAATTAATGAAAACACAAAGAAATGACAATGGTGACTCTTTTAAATCAATTATCGGTACTAAATTTTATAATCAGGGATTATTTGATGTTGATAAAATATTCAGAAATCCGGTGCTTTGGTGGAAATTTATTCAACCCGGACTTGTTAATGTAAATGTCTGGTTTGACGGAGATCAATTTGGCGGTTCTGCACCACTGCTCGGAGTATCAAGTGGATCTGGTACTGGGATTGATTTAATGGGTTCAACCTTACCGGGTGATTCTTATTCATCCATTACTCAAACAAAAGCCACAAGTGAAGTTATACAGGAATTAACTTTAATGCAAATGGCACGTTCCATCGGGTTTTATCTGATTGACGAATCATATAATTCCAACTGGATATTTATGGGAATTGATCTGCCATATACGGTATTACAAGGCAAACCAGCAGAAGATTTACAAAGAATTGCTATAAGTTGACGGATAAAAAGTATAAATATTTGTTATTATAAAATTATATGTTCAATAACTTATTAAATAACATAATTGCTGCAACTCCTTGGGGATCAGCACAAGCAAAAGCTAATCAGAATCTTGCTAACGCACAGTTAACTGCTGCCAAACAAGTAACAACAGCTCAAAATGCTGGACAACCTTATAGACCGCCAGTTTCTAACGTATCTAATAACTATAATCCGACATTATTTTCTCCAGCATCGTCATCATCAAATAATTCCTCATCCGGTGGAAGTTCTGGATCAAATGGAGGAAATACCAGTATATTCAGAAATAATCTTAGTAGTTTATCACCAATTGCTTATGCTTCTAATGGAAATGACGTTTATAATACTTATAAATCAGCGTTATCCCCATCAACTTCTACACAACCTGCAACTTTTAATGCATCAGCTAATGTATTCAGTGATTTATTAAAAAGTATTGGTAGCGGATTAAGCGGATTGATTGGCTCTACAGGAATGAAAGGTTTAACTGGTGAAGCAGTTAAATCAGGATCGTGGTTTAATATGCCTGATTTTGGATATACGGAAGCAAACGCTGCATCTCCTTTAGCAAACACATCAGTAATAAAAGGAATACAGGGGGCCATAAGTGGTTATGGTCAACCATCATCCTATGTTTCTCCAATATCAAAAACTACCGATAATAATACTTCTCAACAACAAAGATTTGGTGATTTAAATAGTAAATATAGTTCTCTAACCGGTTCTGGAAGTCAAACCGGTTCAGGATCATCTAATTTAAGTTCCAATTTACAAGCAATATTTAATAGTATTGATGAAAGTATGAAACCAAAATATGATGAAATTAATGCCCGGATGATGAATGGTGAAATAGGTCAAGAAGAAGCAGCCAGACAAGCTGCTGCATTACAGGATGAAGCTAATAATCTTTTATATGACCAGTTAATATCCCAACAGCAGGGAGAATTACCATTACTGGAAAAAGATTTTACCAATAATTCCCAATATATAAATGACGCATCAGTTTTAGCAAAGAATAATGCTAATACTGCAAAAGTGGAGAATAAGAATATTTACGGTGATGCAATGCGGAAAATGGTTGGAAATCAGGGTATTATCCAAAAAAATATTAATGACGTATATACTGCTGCCGGAACTGCCGGTGGAAGTGATTATTTAAGCGCAATGTCCGGTGCAGCCAGAGATACCGGAAACAATGTCGCTAATTCAGAACGTGAACTTGCATCGGCAAATGCTAAAATTGATGCCCAGCAAAATGCTTATGAACTGGAAACTAAAAATAAAGTTAATCAATTACTGCTTGATAAAGAAAAGGCGGTAAAAACAATTACCGACAATGTGAATATGAGCCGGACACAAAAGACTGCTGCTACTAAAGAAATAAATTCAAAATTAGCTACTGATCTGGCTAATATTCGTAATACACATGAACAACAGACTAATGCTTTTGAACAGATGAAAATACAGGATTTAACAAATAGTTCTAACTTGATTAAAAATGCGGTAGTTTCGGATTCATTATATAACCGGACTGCAACTCCAACAGGATTAGATGCCGGTAGTAATCCAAATTCTACTACCGATTCAAGAAATCTGGTAGGTAAAGTCAGAGTTAATTCTTTTGGACAAAAAGAAGTATTTGTAAATGGAAAATGGCAAGTTTTACCATCAAGTACTGCTTAATTTAATTAAATATATGTATGGGTTTCTTCACCGATTTAGTCAAACAAGGATTAGGGATAACACCAGTCCAAAAAGCCCTTCAATGGGCAGGACAGAATCTTCCTGAGTCAATCACTACTCCAGCAATACAAGCAGAACAGGTAATGCGGAATCCTCCGATGCTACAGTTACCTAGATTTGAAATGCCTAAGTTTTTACCTTCTACTGTTCAATACTTCGGGAATATTGCGGTAAATATGCCACAGACCATAGCGGAAAGTGCGGTAAACACCCCCAGTTTACTTCTCAAAGGCGTATCCAATACCGGACTTGATCTGGCGGGTCAGATTAATCATGGAGAACGTAAACCGTTATCAACCTATGCTGCTGATATAGCTCCGTTTGCCGAAGGAATGTTAAATATCGGAACCGGAATATACGGTGGTTCATTATTCAAAAACGCTGCGAAAGAGGCTATTGCACCTGTAGTCAAACAATCGGTATCCCAGATACTTAAATCAGGGGCAAAATCTATCGTTAAAGGGACAGGTATCGGAGCCGGTTACGGACTTGTCGGAGGATTACAGGAAACCTCCGGTCAATCTGTTGATGATATGATAAATAATGCCCTTAAAAAAACAGCAATTGGAGCCGGTACTGGTGCGGTATTAGGTCCGACAATGGAACTTGGTACAAAAATGGTTGGAAAAGCCTACGGAACCACTAAAGATATGCTGTCTAAAATGACACCGGCAGAACGACAATCAGGGAAAATAGATATAATTGCTCCAGTCGGTAAACAATTTAAAGAACCGTATGTCAGAGGTGATAAAGCAACTATTGAAAAACAATTGGATGCAGTACTTAATACCGAATCGCACATGAACGGAAAATGGAATAGTCGCATACCGGCTAGGGAAACTGCATTTAAAGAACTTGAACATTATGCCCAACAGGGGGATCAGGGAGCAGTTGACGCTCTCAATAAAGCCCTGGCATTACAGGCTGATTTATCTAAAGCAGAAATATCCAAAGCAACCCAAATACCGGAAATTAAAACACTTACGGGAAAATCAGTGAAAGATATACTGGCTAAGAAGAAACAGCCTATTGTAAGTCAACCTGTGACCCCAGAAATAGTTAAACCGGTAGGTCCGGGTTCGTTACCGTGGGAAGAAGCAGGATATGTACTCCCGAAAGGAAAAACACCTGAATCATTACCGGAAGGGTTTGTGGTAAACAAGAAAAAACAAATGGTTCCGCTTAATCCCAAGGCAGAACAATTGACTGTAAAGGAATTGATAAGTAAAAAAAATACTGCTGAAGTTCAGGGTGAAAATAAAGTTAATTATAATGATATATTGGCAAGAAATATCGGTAAACGGGAAGCAGCTAAAACCAGAGGGATGCAACAGGCTATTAAAGTTAATGATATACCGAAAGAAAAACAATGGGATGTGATACGGGCAAGGGAAGGAACCTTAACTACCAGTGATCCGGTAGTAAATGAGAAAGTCGGAGTCCTGAAGCAGATATTTGATGAAGCCCATACTGTAGCTAAAAATACTGGATTACCCATAGATTATATAGATAACTACGTTACCCATATCTGGAAGGAAACCCCGCAACAGGTGGAAAAGGCATATAAATCATTTAAAACTACCCTAAAATATGCACATGAACGGAAATATCCAACTTACGATGAGGGACTTAAAATGGGATTAACCCCCAAATTTACTAATCCTGCCCAGATTGTGAATGAATATGTCACCCGACTTCATAAGGTGGTAGCCAATGTGGAGATGTTTAAGGAATTACAAGACAACGGATTATTGATTAGTGGTAAAAAGGCAGCGGGTAATCCTGATTTTGTGCGGATAGATGCAGTAGGTTTTCCCCGACATGAAGTTCAGGTAAACGGTGAGAAAACAGTTATATCTGATTGGTATGCACCGAAAGCATTGGCAGATAAGATTAACCAGATAGCCAATCCCAATGAAGCCAGTTGGAAAGGCGTGGAGAAATTAGCCAAAGTATCCAGCGCAATTCAAGACGTATCCATGTCAGGCGGTATTCCCAAAACACCGATTAACGCTTGGACAGCAGCCCAAACTACTAAGGAAATATTATCGGGCAGGGTAAAGGCTCCGGTTAAGGCAATTGCCATTTCCATGAGTGAAAAAGCTACCCAGAAGTACAATACCGAAAATTCACAATTTATTATTGAGCAACAAGAACAGAATGTCCCTATCCATACAACTTTCAATTCCTCTATTTTAGAGGATAAAGGCGCAGTTAAACGGACTCTTGGTGAAAAAGTAGCAAATAGTTGGAATAAGGCAATCAATGAGCCGACTTTCAAACGGTTTATGCCGATACTGCAAACCGAGTTTTATAAAGATATTCGGGCTAAAGCTATTAAGATGGGCAAATCCGAAGGCGAAGCCATTAAAGTTGCAACTCAGGCAGTTAAGAACTGGTATGGACTTAAAGGAACCGATATAACTGCTTTTGCGGATCAGAATAAAGAAAATGTAATTAAGACACTTTTCTTTGCTCCCAAATACCGTGAATCAATGTGGACATTTTGGGGAAATAACCTGAAGTCTTTAATTAAACCAACCGCACTAGAAAACAGGGCAAACATCAGATTCCTTGTCGGATCGGTTTTAACCCTTACTGCCATGAACGCTATTAATAAGGTTCAGACGGGTAAGAATATGTGGGAAAATCCCCCAGGAAAAGAGGATAAAATGCTGATTAAAATTGGGGATGGATATATCGGAGTACCATTCTTATCTTCAATAGCTACTATGCCCAGAATGGCATTTAAGATAGGGAAAAACATAGTAAGCGGTGATTTACCCCAAGCTGCACGGGAAGCCAAAGGATCACTCTCCCAGATGATTAGGCCGGTAGCTGATGTAGTAACCAATGAGGATTATTTTGGCAATAAGATAGTTGAAGATAATTCCCAAAATCCGTTATTGGATCGGGCATTATATGTGGCAGGACAGGTAAATCATCCGTATATTCGTGAACTGGTTAATGCGGGAATGGGAAACTTGCCGGATTCCATGAGGCAACAGTTGGGTATGACTAAAAAATCAGTTCCGGCATATCAGGCTATCTCACAGGCATTGGAGCTTCCATTTAGGTTTTATAATAAAACCAACGGTAATGATCCATTGGAAACCGGATATTACTACCAGACCAGAGATGAGATATTAAAGGGAATGAGTACGAATGATAAAGCGACATGGGAGAAACTGCACCCATCGGATAAGGTAGATAATGGAGCATTAAATAGTCAACAAAAGGCCATGCTATATCTTAATAATCCCCAGATTCAGGTTCGGGAAATGATACTGGCTCAAGCTCTCAAAACTAAGTTGGGGCAGGACTATGATCCGGTGTGGGATTTACCGGCAGACCAACGTAATCAGATATTTGCAGCCAGAACTTCCTTGCCAGGTGAGAAAAATACGGTCAAAGCGGAAATATCCAAACAATCATGGTATGCGGAATTTAATAAGATGGAAGCTGACTACTATGATAAACTTTATTCTAAGATAGGACCGCAAACTTCAGATACGGGTCAACCAACCGCCTCCGATTATGTCCAGTCACAAATGGATGTAAAAAACTGGAAAGACCCGCAGGTACAACAATACCTAAATGATTTAAGTGAATACAATAATAACAAACGTACTTCACTTGGGTTATCTCCAATAGCACCATATTCAGGAAGTAAATCTTCTTCTTATGGAATAAATAGTACTTATGAGAAATATAAATGGTCTAATCTAAAATCTAAAAACAAAGCAGCAATTACTAAAAGTGTAAAAGGAATATTTAAAACTAAAAAGATTAAGGTACAATCGGTTAAATCAGTCTTATCTAAAATTAAAGCATCTAAAAAAAGGAAATCACTAAAGGTGATATTGGCAAAAGCACCTAAATTTAAAACTAAAAAGGGATAAAAACGTATTAAAAAAGGTATCATATAATATGAAGGAGAATTTATGACAGCTTTTCAACCTTATTACATTCCACAATATCGGACTACAACTTTAGATTTAGTTGGTGGTATGACTAATGCCACGACTGCCGGTATTAAACTTGCTACTATTCCGTCTGATCTAGATATCACTAAACCTGGGATTCTTGCTTTTACTTATTCTAATCCAATAGATGCATCTTTAATTGAATGGATTACCTATACTTCAATTGATGGTACTAATGTACTTCAGGGAGTAACTAGAGGTGCAGAAGGTTGGGGAGCTAAATCACATGATAATGGTTGTACGATTGGATTTGTATTTTCTAAATCTCATGTAAATGAAATCATGGATGCCTTAACCGGAGTAACTACAGGAGTTATATTAAATATTCCATCTTTAACCACACCCAAAATTACCACATCAATTAATGATGCTAACGGTAATGAAGTAATCAAAACTCCAGCAACAGGGAGTGCAGTTAATGAGATAACGGTAACTAATGCAGCAACTAATGGAACGCCAACGATCAGCGCTACAGGGGGAGATACGGATATTTCATTAGACATTGTTTCTAAAGGTGCTGGTGTAATAAAGTTTAATTCAAAAGCAGTATCGGGGTTTGATGGTTGGACTCCTGTAACTGACTCTTGGACATATGCTTCCGCTTCAACTATAAACGTACCCAGCGGGGCCGCAGCGATTTATGGTAAAGGGGATAGGATACGTTTTAAACAAGGAGCCGGATATAAGTATTTTGTAATTGTGGCAGTAACTGACACATTGCTTACGGTTGCAATAAATACGGATTATACGGTAGCAACCCCGACAGCAATTACGGATATTGCGTATTCCCATCAAATAAGTCCGATAGGATTTCCGCAATGGTTTACGGCAGCAACACCGACATTTGCAGTTTCAGAGTTTGATAATGGTTCAGGCGGACAACCAACGACAACATCATGTCGTATGAGTATCAATGGAAATATATGTACACTAAAGTGGTGTGGAAGTGGAACTAAAGCAACTACTGATACTTATGTTCTTATCTCAGCCCATACATTTCCAACTCCAGCTAACATGTCCCAATATCAATGCATGGGTGTTGGACATGTTGGACTTACCGGAGTTTATTATCCTTGGAATGTTATGTATAACTCTGCAGCGTCAATTTATCTTATTACTCAGGCTAATATTAATGATAATACAACTATAACTATTGCATCTTTTGTATTGAGTTATGAATTCTAATCTATGACCAAATCCGACCACTCTATTGACGTTAAAATTGAATATATCCAAGGGGATTTAATTGAGGTCAAGCAGGATATTAAATATATCAAAGAGGAATTTCTTACCCGGAGGGAATTTCAGGAAGCCTTTATACCTATTCGTAATGGAGTTGTCGGAGTGATAATGTTAATCGTAACCGGATTTGTGGGTGCAATAATAAATTTCTTTATCAGGAAACCATAATATGAACCTATTTTATAAGTTTTCTATGTTTATATTCGGAGTGATATTTTTCACTATTTGTTTAGTTACTTTTTGGATGACTTATCCTTATAAAGTAATAACTTTCAATAGGAATGAATTTATAATCACGACTCCAGTTGTCCATCAAGGCGGGTTTGTCCACTATATGAATGATTATTGTAAGTTTATGGATTTGCCTGCTAAAGTAACTAGATCTTTTATAGACCATATTATTTTTGTAACTCCGGTAACAGCAGTAAACAGACCTTTAGGTTGTCATAATTTTGATATAGCAGTTTTAATCCCGACAGAATTACCCATAGGTCATTATCAGATGGAAATGACCTATCAATATCAAGTTAATCCGGTCAGAATTATTACTTTAAAAGCACTGACTGAGGAATTTGAAATCGTGGAAGCAACACCATCAGCTAAATAAATATGAAATTAAAATTATTTGGAAAATTCGGTCAACGTAATCCAAAATGGGCTTCAGAACTTCTCGGATATAATACCCAATCTCAGTTTAATATCGGAATGTACGGTTGCCTCATCACTTCTTTTAGTTGTTATATCAATAAAAACCCCCACGAAGTAAATGAACTTTTAAAAGCAAATAACGGTTTTATAAATGGGGGGGATTTCGTCTGGTCTAAATCTACAGTACTAGGATTAAGCCAATTCTACCAATCGCCCTACTACAGCGATCCTGTGACCCCACAGGGGCTTTCTAAGATGCGATCACTTCTTGATGAAGGCAGACCTTTAATAACACATATAGACTTTGATCCAAGTGATCCAGATGATGACCAGCATTGGTTGATTGTTTATGGTTACGATGATAATGATGTTTTTTACTGTCACGATCCGTGGACTGATTTAGATATTACTTTAGATGTGTATGGTGGAGCTAAAAGATGCATATTTGAGTGGAGATCATACGATAAGATTTTACAAAAAGATATACAAATAGATTTACAATCAGAACTAGATCAATGCAGAATAGACCGTGATCGGAATTGGACGTGGTTTACAACACTTTGTGACACTCTTGGAGTGGGTGCAAATATAGATGCTGCAGTCAATGAGGTTAAAAAGCTTGTAGGCAATGATGATATATTGGTTCAGAAAGACAAAGAGAACCAACAGTTGAAAACTCAAGTAACTGATCTTCAAAACCAAGTCAATCAAGCTAAGATTTCAATTAACGATCAACAGGATTTATTAAACGTAAAGTTAAATGAAATTGAAGAATTGAAAAAAACCAACACCCAGAATGTTAATTTGATTACCGTAATGCAGAAAAATCTGGATGATCTTTCAGCGCAGATTATCAAACCAGTATACAAGGGGTGGAAATTGGCACTTATAAAACTTATTGAATCAATATAGGAGGTGAGTATATGGATTTACTTATTACAATATTAATCGGAATTGGAATCATCTGGTTAGTCCAAACATTGCTTGGGGCTTTTGAATTAAAAGAACCAGCTAATAAAATAATTTTTGTAGTTACAGTTATTTTGGTGATTATTTGGATTGTTAGCGGAAGAACTTTTTTAATTAGATAAGGAGGCGATATTATGGCTAAAATTGATCCTAAATGGACAGCGTTATGGGAATCTTTAAAAGAACCGGCACGATTAGTAGTGTTGGGAATTGTAGCTTGGCTTTTAACAGTGATTGTCCCGCAGATAGATGAGAAGTGGATACCCATTATTACTATAGCTTTGAAATGGGTGGATAAGTTTGTACACGAATATAAAACTGATACAAAAACTGAGGGTAGTTTCAAGGGAATTACCGGATTTTAATTATCGGAAGTACGCAGATACAAGAGGGCGTAGCAATACGCTCTCTTTTCGTATATGAATGCTTTAGAACAAAAACAATATTGGGGTAAAGTAACTGAAACAGTCAGTGAAATCTTTAAGCGTAAACTTGAAGAAATGGATAAGAATATTGACGCTTTGGATGCAAAGTGTGTTGGTGAGGATTCGCTTGAAGTGATTAGGGAGGCTAATTCATGGCTCAAGACTTTCGCTGAAATGAACAATCAGCCTGAACTCTACGAGGCTTACAGATACCACGTTTATATAGTTGAGAATACTTTAACAGTCATACAAGGTATTGAACAGGACACCAGTCCTAGAAAAGAGGAAGCATGAAAGAACAGTTGATAATTAATGGACAAGGGGATACTAAAGATATTCAGCAATCCTCCCTTATCTCCCATCCTGACAAAAAACATCCCTTCATTGAACCCCAAAAATGGCTCCAGTCGGCAATTGAAGATCAGCGTCAAAGAACTGAGATGGATGTATCTCAAAACGAAGCTACAGTTAAAATTCAGACTGGTTTGCCATGGGTGGGAATCTTTTTCACTGGAGACTGGCACTTGGGAAGCGACAAGGTTAATTATGAGTTGTGGGATCATCACCAGACTTTAGTATTGGAAACCCCCGGACTCTATGAAGCGATTGTCGGGGATGAGAGGGATAATTTTGTATTGCCTAAATTTCATCAGGGATTATTTGAAGGGGTTTGGAATCCTGAACAGCAAGCAGAGTTTATTACATGGTGGCTATTTCATTTAGACGAACAGGATAAGGTAATTGCTAGATGTGGCGGGAATCATGATGGGTGGACTTTCTCTCAATCAGGATTGAATTTAGAAACTTTATGGTCTAAACAAATGAAATCTCCCCTACTTAGAACCGGAGGATTTGTCCATACTTTCTTTAATGAAGTTAAATATGATTTATATCTTCATCATGGATTAAGTATCTTCAATTCTACTTTTAATCCTAATCACGCAACTAAAAGAGCATATGAATTCCAGGGTAAATTTGATGTTGGAGCAATGGGCCACACTCATGTCAGTGAGATTGCTCATGGCTGGAGAAATAATGACAGCCAACAGCACGACTACGTTCAGATTAGAACCGGGACTTATAAGATGGATGACCAATATGCCAGATCAAAACAATTAGGTCGGGGCCAACCACCAGGAGCTACAGTTTTATTTAATACAAAAAATCGTGAAATGATGCCTTTTGCAAATTTAGAAGTTGCAGTAAAAGTTTTAGAATCACTTAATAAGTAGTTATCTAACCCCCATCATTGAATACCACATAACTACTAACATTACAAAAATAAACAATGCACAACTAAGAGAATCTATAATCGGTTGTTTAGGGAAGTTGTAATTATCCATTTTTTCCTTTCAAACTCTATGAGTGAGTTAGAACTACCTCGTTTTTATATAACCAATACGCCATATCTTTTTCGGTTTTAAATTTATATTCCGAAACTTTTTTCTTACCGACAAATACAGCCACTCCATATTCAAATTTCCATTTTCCCTTTGCTTTTGACATAGTTAATCCTTTCGTAAAATAAACTTTGCACTGGAAATATAACCTAAAAGCTGGTGTACCCGTTCAGGAATACACGCATTTACAATACTATTTTGATGTAAATTTATTTCATTTTCTGCCAAATCCGCTATTACTAGTAATTGTTTAAACCAGTCTCTTGGGACTGTTATTTCTTTTTCATCATCTGTTTTTGACATAGTTAGAACTCCAAATTAGGCGTACACGCTTTACAATGAACACAATGAGCTATCATATAAATTCTACCTAATACAGTTGCCATTTCTTTTGCCTCTGATTGTTTATAAGGAATATCAATCGCTTCGGTAGTCTTTCTATCAAAGCGAAAATGACCATCAATCATATCAAATCCCCAATCGTTATCCACTAAATTATCTATGGCTTCAATCATTTTTTTATATGGTAATATTCGTTTTTTCATATCTTCTTGCCTCATCCCTTAGAAAAGGGAAAAGGTAAAAAAACTACATTTCTACGTTAAAAACACCGCCTTTTAGCTGATATGCTGATTTAATTGACTCTCCATTAGTTATTCCAACACCATTTGTTGTCGCTTTATATTCAGCAGTATTTAAGTTGCTTTTGTATTCAGTATTTACTGTATTACAGTACCACGGCTGCTCCCACCATTGGGGATATGTTTTGTAAATAATCGGATAATTCCAATTATTGATTGTGGTATGAGTTTCCAACGTAAAATCCTTCCATTCGTTATTAGGAAACATATTTTTTAATGTTTCAATCAATTTAGAGAATTTAATATTTTCTTCTATTTTGATAGTCTTATTAGTTGTATCAAGTTGTAATTTCATAATTCACCTCCCTTCCTCTTTCCTCTTGTGAGAGGGGTTAAACTAAATCTTCTATTAATAATTTACGCATATCATCTATAGCTTGGTTATAACCATCTATATACGCATCATCTATTTTTCCTTCTTTAATTGTTTTTTCTTTCATAAACATACGTTTTAACATACCAGGAGGTACTTGTTGCTTTTCCCAATCTTCTGGTAAAACATCAATAATAGCCTGAATTATTTTCCCATAGGCAGACTTATCTGAATATCTATCGTCATGTAAATATTTACTTAATTGAGTATATATTTCGTCTATCATATTTTTCTCCCTCAAGAGGGAATAGTTTGGATTAAGGACTTTAAGCTGAATGGTAGAGATTTCCGTTTGTCACTCTACATAAGCCTTGGCGACTTAGCAATGTTTATCGTGATGGACTCTCAATTATTGCCAATTTAGCGTCTACTATTGTTGCCTTGATAGCTTCCCCGTCTATTCCGCCACATCCAGCTTACAATCCTCAATCACTTGTTAATTTGCTACTGTCCTGCATTACAATCTTCACAATAATCTTTTCCATTTATATGACTTTGGATATTCCATGATCCACAGTTCCAACATCTTCCTAATAAACTCCACCATAATTCTTTTAACCATTTCATATTATTTAAGTTGGGCAGATTGCCCTGCTATTGGCGTTATAATCGGTTGATTGATCCATCCGTTTATGTTTTGGCTTGTTTTAAATCCAAGAGCGTAAATAACAGCGACTGCAAGACAACCAATAAAAAAGCTGATTGTTTTATTAATAAGAACTGACCAACTAAACTGTCGTCTTTCTGGTTCATAATCATATCCTCCATAAATTTGTGAGTAATTCATATATTCCTTAACCATTCTGTTATCCCAATACCCATTAGAAAATTAATTATGATAAAAAAGATAAGATTCATAGTTATTTAAAATCACTTTCGTTATATTCTCCTAAATACTTACCATGTTTACCGAATACTTTTGCTTTCCCTTGGACAAATACGATCATTATTCCAAGTTTTAAGAAATCAAAAAACCAATGTTTGATGGGAAGTCCTAAAACGACTTTGATTGCCCAATAAGATGTCGCCCTAACCTGATCCCAAACCTGATCCCCAACCTGATCCCTAACCTGATCCCTAACCTGATCCCCAACCTGATCCCCAACCTGATCCCCAACCTGAGCCCAAACCTGATCCCCAACC